GTTAAATATATTGAAGAAGCTGATCAAAAAGGCGCATTAATTAAGCGTACTGTATATGATAATCCTCGTATTTCTAAAGATGACTTAGAAAAAGAAATTTTAAGTCAATATCCTCTTAGAGAAAAGTCAGAAGAATTTCGCAGAGAGTTTTTATGTGAAATTATTAAAGATCAATCTGTTTCAGTTATTCCTGAATTTACTGATGAATTAAAACAACAAATTATTAAAGAATGGCCTAAACCTCCTCATTTTGATGCATATGTATCAATGGATCTTGGTGCTATAGATTTAACTGCAGTTCTTTTTGGTTATTACGATTTTCGTGCTGCTAAAATTATTATTGAAGACGAATTAGTTGCAGATTTTTCTAAAAAAGATATGAACATTGAGCGTCTCACTCAATTAATTAAAGAAAAAGAAGAAGGTCTTTGGACTAACTTAATAACAAATGAATTTAAAAAACCGTATCTAAGGGTTAGCGATATTAATCCTATTGTAATGCAAGAAATTGCTGTAAAATCTTTTGGTCAAGTGTATTTCACTACAACAAAAAAAGATGAAAAAGAAGCAGCTATTAATAACATGCGTTCTTTATTGGGTGGGCATAAAATTATTATTCACCCAAGATGCGTTAATTTAATTAGACATTTAGATAACGTTAAATGGAAGTCAGTTAAAAACAAACAGACATTTGCACGTTCACCAGATAATGGTCATTATGATTGTGTAGATGCTTTAATTTATTTTTGTAGGAATGTTGTTTTTTCTAAAAATCCATATCCTGCAAATTTTGATTTAGGTCAAGGGGATATATTTATTCCTAACCAAGATTTATATAATGTTCAAAAAAGATCTAAAGCTATGGCAACTTTCCATAAGATTTTTGGAGCGAAAAGGAAATAATCAAATTTTTTAACAAAAATGGTAATAAAAATAATAAGTTCGATGTAATATATTTCAATAATAGCTGGAAGAAAGGATAATTATGCACGTAAACGGCATATATGCAGGACAGGGCGATGGCTCTACATATTTTGCCGCTAAAGAAGCCTCTGAAACATCTTCGATTTTGATGGCTAAATCAAAATCATTCTACAACGTATTAGAAGCTAATTTTTACTTAGAAAAATTAGCACGTATGTGGAGAACGTAAACTTTATGCGTTCTATAAACCTGTTCTAATTGACTTGGAACTCCAGAAGTGGACAACAAGGCGGAAGCGAAAGCACCGTGAACGACTAAATGAATGGGCGCTTTAAAATTAAAGCGATGCGATAGTCTGAACTATCCTATAACAAAAGAAGGGATAGAGAAAAATCCGAAGTGGTTTTTCCCCTCTATTAAGAGGAGTAACAAATTGATCATGGTTGTTTCGAGGTCTCTGTTGGCGGCGGTCATCAAATTAGTTTTACTGGTGAACAAGAAGAACTAGTTAGTCTTCATATTAATCACTTTCGTAATCTTGGTGAACACATTTTTAACATGGTTACTTCTTCACGTCCATCAATGGATGCACGAGCTATTAATAGTGACTATAAATCTATCTCACAGACATATCTTGCTAATGGTATTTTAGATTACTATATGCGAGAAAAAAACCTTGAAGATGCATTAAAAACTGCAGTAAAGATGGCAATTATTCTTGGTGCCGGTTTCATTAAAATGGAATGGAATGCTACTGCAGGCGATGTATACGATATTGATGAAAACGGTATTGAAATTAAAGAAGGTGAAATTGAATTCACTAATCTATCTCCATTCGATGTGGTGTTTGATGGTTCAAAAGAATCACATAAATTAGATTGGTATCTTGTTCGTACATTTAAAAATCGTTTTGATTTAATTGCTAAATATCCTGAGCTTAAAGACCAACTTATGGCAATTCCTTCTAAATCCGATGCTGGTATTTACAGAATGGCTCTTCTTTCTAATGACGTAACAGATGATATCCCTGTTTACGAATTCTTCCACAAAAAAACAGAAAGCATGCCTCAAGGGCGTTATATGCTTTTTGCTGATACAAATGCTGTAATGATTGATACTCCTCTTCCTTACCGGATTATGCCTATTTTCCGCGTATCTGCTGGTGAAATCTTAGGTACCCCATATGGTTATTCGCCTATGTTTGATGTATTCCCTATTCAACAAGGTATTGATGGTTTGTATTCTACGATTTTAACAAACCAATCCGCTCTTGGTGTACAAAACGTTTATGTTCCTCGTGGTGCGGATATTGCTGTAGATAGTTTACATGGTGGTATGAATATTATTGAAGGTAATGCTAAACCGGAACCTTTAAACCTAACAGCAACCCCTCCAGAGATCTTTAAATTCCTTGAGATGCTTATTGAAGCAGCTGAAACTATTTCTGGTGTAAACTCTGTTGCTCGCGGTCAACCACAAGCTTCACTTAAATCTGGTAATGCTCTTGCACTAGTACAATCAATGGCACTACAATTCGTATCTGGTCTTCAAAATTCTTATGTACGCTTAATTGAAGATAGCGGTACTGCTATTATTCAAATTCTTAAAGATTATGCTAATACTCCTAAAGTCGCTGCGCTTGTTGGTAAAAACAACAAAATGCTTCTAAAAGAATTTACTGGAGATGATTTAAATTCTATTAATCGCGTTGTTGTAGATGTTGGTAATCCCCTTTCTCGTACAATTGCAGGCCGTGTTCAAATGGCTGAGCAAATGATGCAAATGGGTATTATTAAAGACCCAACACAATATTTCCAAGTATTAAATACTGGACGTATTGATGTAATGTATGAGGGTGATATTAGTCAACAGCTTCTTGTTCGTCAAGAAAACGAATGGTTAGCTGAAGGTAAAAATCCTTTAGTTGCTCCTACCGACCTCCATGCTTTTCATATCCAGGAACATCGTTCTGTATTAGATGATACTGATATTCGTTTAAATCCTGATATTACACAAATTGTAATGGATCATATTGAAGAACATTTAAATAAACTTGCAAATACTGATCCAAGATTATTAATGCTTACCGGTCAACAACCATTACCTCCACCACAAATGGGAGGAATACCTCCTGGTGGACCACAAGGCATGCCTCAAGGTGGTCCAGAAGCGCCTCCACAGGGAGGCCCAAGCCCGCTATCGCAATCACCAGCTGGGGCTGAGGTAATTAATGGGCCACAAGGACCACAACATTTACCTAAGCTACCAAAAGTAAATCCTTCTCTTTTACCCAATCCTGAACTTCAAGAACAAAGTTTAGGTAATTTGAGATAATCTATGGACCAAGATAATAAACCTATAATTCAATATAATGATCCTCGGGATTATAAAAACGAACAATTAAAGAAATTTCTTAAAAAAATTTCAATGATTGAGTCTTCTGGTGGAAAAAACTTAAACCACCCAGAAATCACTGACCCAGAAAGTATTCATTATGGTACTTCTGCAGTTGGCGAATATGGTTTAATGCCTTTAACTGCTAAAGACCTAGATCGTAAATACAGATTAAATGAACTTCAGGGATTAGATAAGTTTGAAGCTCAGGCTAGACTAGAAGATGATCCCGATCTTGCTCGTTTATTGGCTGAAACTATGGCAAGCGATCTATTAAGTAAAGCAAATAGTGAAAAAGCTGCTTATATGTGGGAAAAAGGTCAATACAGTAACCCATCTGAACAAACTTTAAAAGCTTCAGATCGAGTTAGAAAGTTTAAGGCATTATCAAATGTCAAATAATCATGGAAAAGTTATCTTTTTACAGCCTAAAAGTGATACTCTTTTTAGAATTAAAAGGAATAACTTCAATTATTTTAAAAGTTTGTTTTATGCTAGTTTAAGCTTCAACATTCTTTTAATTGCTATTATTATTGGTTTAAAGCTTTAAAGGTGTAACGTGCCAGCTCCCGTTAACCCAAATCGTGGTCAATTAGATAGTACTCAAATACTTCAAAGAGCATTTGATGAGACTACAGATCGCATTCGTGCGGATGCATCTGTAACCATTGACCATATTGACGGTGAAGTTTCTGTTGAAATTGACGCTGCTGATGGCGATAATATTGCATTATCTAATGCTGATGGTAGTAAAAAAGTCACAGTTACTACAGTAGGAGCTAAAAACGCCCTTGATGTTAACGTTACTAACCCAGAAATAACGGTTTCCACTCCACTTGTTTCAAATATTAGCATGCCAACTGCTGGAACTGAATATACTTTTACTATACCAGCTGGAACTAAGCGCTTTTCTATAAAATTACGCGGTGTCGCTCAATTAAATGTTACATATACGTCTGGAGCGTCTGGAACAAATTATATATTAATTTCAGCAGGTTGTGAATATAATGAAGAAAATTTAGACCTTGGTTCGGGATTACCAATTTACTTCCAAGCTAATAAAAACACTCAGGTTTTGGAAATAATAACATGGAGTTAACAACTATTATATGAAGCAATGATGCTTCAGAAAGAGGAAAATAAATGATTAACAAAAATAAACTAGTTTTTGATCCCGCAGATGCAGATAATTCTGACTTTGTTGGTTCATATGTTCTAGCTAGCGACGGTACTAAGATTACACATACTACCGTTTCTGGTAAAGAAGGACTAGATGTAAATGTAATTAATGCTAGCCTTGACGTGACTGCTACTGATCTCGATATTCGTGATCTTAGCCATGCGCAAGACTCAGTAAAAATTGGGGATGGTTCTGATTTCTTAGCTATTAATGCCGACGGTTCTATTAATATTACCGATAATGGCGGTAGCTTAACAATTGATGCAATTGATTTAGATATTAGGGATTTAGCTTTTGCGACTGATAAAGTTGATGTAAGCGGATCTTCTGTGTCTATTAGCGGTGACGTTAACGTAACACAGGGAACTTCACCTTGGGTTATTGGTGATGGCGGCGGTTCAATTACTGTTGATGGTAGCGTATCTATTAGTTCAATGTCAGGTCAGTATGCAGAAGACTCTGTGCATGCTTCTGGTGACATTGGTAATTTTATGCTTGCTGTTCGCAATGATACTAACGCAGTTCTTACATCAAATGATGGCGATTATTCACCTATTGCTGTAAGCTCAAGCGGTGCAGTAAGAACTACTGTAAACTTTAGTGCTGTTAACGGTGGTACATTACCTGGTCAACAAGCTATTATTGGTGGTTATGACGGTGCTAACGTTCGTGCCATTAAAGTTGATTCTGCTGGCGAACTTCAAGTAGATGTTCTATCTCTACCTGGAAGCCTTCAGGGTTATGCTGATGGTTCCGTATGGTCTGCTGGTTCATTCGGTGCTGAGCTTTTAGCTGTTCGTAAAGATGCAGCTGGGCCTCTAACTGGTGTAGCCGATGGCGATATGTCGCCTCTACAAGTCAATGCTAACGGAGAACTAAAAGTATCTGCTGCAGTTGATTTTGCTGGTGATTATGCTGAAGATTCTGCTCACTCTAGTGGTGATATCGGTCTTTACATGCTCTCAGTACGTCAAGATACGCTAAGTGCTTCTACTTCTGCCGATGGTGATTATCAATCATTTAAGACAGATGCACTAGGTCGTCTATATGCTAATAACAGTCATCAATCAATGGCATACGGAGCTGTATCAGTAACAACCTCTGCTACAGATCTAGTTGCTTCTGATCTAGCTAACCGTAAACGTATTCTTATCCAGAATCTCGGTTCTAAGAAAGTGTACCTTGGAGATGCTTCAGTAACAGTTGGTTCTGGTATTGAACTATTTTCAGGGGCTAGCATGGAATTAGATGTAGGTCCTGGTATTAACCTCCACGCAATCGCTGCTTCCGGTACACAAGATATCCGTGTAATGGAGCTTGCTTAATAATTAGGTAATTAAAAATGGAAAAACCACAACATCCAGATATTGTCGCAATTGATAATACACTAAAACTTCTTAGGCGAGGAAAGTGGGAGATGGAAGGCGAGGAAGTTCTTGCCTTTTATCGCGTTTTTGAATATTGGGCTAAACGTTTAGCTGAATTAAAAAAACCACCAGTAGTAGCTAAACCCGTAGAGTCACCTATCGCTGCTCCTGTCCCTGCTCAATCTGAGCAAAATGAAAAGAAACCCCGTAAGAAAAAAGGTGAATAATGCCTATTTCTAATAACCCTGAATATGATAAAATTATTTCAGGGTCTTTTACAGCTAATGCTCAAACATTAGATATTACAAGTTCTAATATTGGAACTGTTAGTGTTCAAATAACAGGTACTTGGGTGGGTACTATTGTTCTTGAAGTATCTAATGATGGAACTAATTGGGTTCAAAAAACACTAACTAATTCAAATTCATTAGCCTCTGCTTCTAATATTACAGATAATGGTATTTATATATGTGACACAAATGGGATTGCAAATGCCCGTTTACGAGTAACAGCATGGACTTCAGGAACCGCTTCTATTTCAAGCTATGGTTCAGATGCGGCTTCTATCCATATCCTAGAGAAGCAAGGTCAAAATACAATGGCACAATCTGTGCCTGTAGTTATCGCTTCTGATCAATCTACTTTAAACGTCGCGGTTACTTCTTCTGTTGAGGTTGAAGTAAAAAACGATAGCGGTAATCCTATTCCTGTTAATGGCACAGTTGCTGCTACTCAAAGTGGAACTTGGACGGTTCAACCTGGTAATACTGCAAATACTACCCCTTGGCTTACGACTATCAATCAAGGCGGCAATAGCGCAACTGTAACCGCGGCTAATGCTTTAAAAGTTGATGGGTCTGCAGTTACTCAACCCATTTCAGCTGCTTCTTTACCTCTCCCAACAGGCGCAGCAACATCAGCTAACCAAACGACCGAAATTACATCTTTACAATTAATTGATGATTTACCGCACGCACAAAACGCTACTTTAAATAAAGGCGTTCCTGTAATGGGTCAATTAGATGATACTAGTACAACGGCTGCTACTGAAGATGCAGTTGCTGTAGCTCGTATTACCGCTCAGCGTGCTATTCATACTAATTTAAGAAATAATAGCGGAACAGAAATAGCCACCGCTACAAATCCTTTACGAGTAGACCCTACCGGAACTACAATTCAACCTGTAAGTGGAACTATTACTGCAAATCAAGGCGCCCCTAATACTCCTACAAATGCTTGGTTTGAAAAAATAACAGACGGTACAGATACTGTAAAAGTTACAACAAATAGTGACCTTTCTGTTTCCGATGGATTGAGAAATGGTGGCGTTTATGGTGCAGTAACGTTAACAACTGCTAATACTGCATATGAAGCAAAAGTTGGTGTAGCAAGACTCTCTAATAGGAAATCATTAACTATTACAGCATTAGATGATATGTTTTGGGGGTATGATAGTTCGGTAACCACTTCTACTGGAACACCATTATATAAAAATCAACAAATTTTCTTTTCTATAGACCCCGATAGTACTTTTCAAGTTTGGTTAGTAGCTTCGGCTAATACTAAATCTGCTAGGATAACAGAGGCTCCATAATGCGTAGTGGAAAAGTATATAGTTCTTCAGTAGCTAAATCTACTCCATTTGATAACTCTACAAACGGGTTTACTTCTACTGAAGTACAAAGTGCAATTGAAGAAGTTAAGAATCTTGTTACAGAGGCTAGAAAAGTCAAACAAGCCTTTGAAGATTTCATGTTCGATGCTTATGCTGGTAATGGTGGTAACGATAACCAATATGCTTTTACTGCAATTGCTAATGGTGGTAGTTCAAACGTAGATGGTGCTGTTACTGCTGTTGGAAACGATTATGAAGGAATTCATATATTAGATTCTTTAACATCAGCAACAGCTCGACCGTTAGTGGATGCATTTAATCAGGTTAATCGTATTAAATTAGGAGCTTTAACTGAAAATTTTGAATTTCGTGTTCGAGTTGAAACTTTAGCAACAACTGCACAAAAATTTACAACTAGATATGGATTAATGGATGTAAATACTGCCGGTCTAGCGCCTAATTTTATTGGATTTTCATATGATCCAGTTTATCCGGTATCTCCTGTTGCACAAGTAGTTACAGTAACACCTGTTACTACATCAAGAGAACCAACTCAAGTATTTACTGAAACATTAAATGGGACGCCATATACATATACTTATACAACCCAGGAAATTATTCAATTAACTACTTGGACTAGAGCAAATAATACACTTTATCGTGTTACAATTAATGGAATTAATTGTGATTATACTTCAGATGCTAATGCTACTGATGCAGAAATTGCTACTGGGTTAGCAAATGCAATTAATACTAATGTTGGTGGTACAGTTACTGCAACAACAACCGGTGGAACAAAGCCAGTTACTATCACAGGTAATGTGACTGGTGTAAGTTTTACCTGGTCCGTTAGTGCAAATATAACAGCCTCTGATATTACCGCTCAACCAAATGCAACAACTATTTGTAATTCATTAAGAGCTTCTATAAATGCTGATGGACCATTACCAATAACAGCTTCAGGAACCAGTACATTAATTTTAACTTCTGATACAGCAGGAACTCCGTTTACTTATTCTGGAACAGCTAATTTAACAAATGTTTTAACAACAGCTAATGTTGTTGAAGTTTTATATTCCGGTAATTGGATTTGTACTGTGTCTAACAATTCTACTGTAACTTCGGTTGATTCTGGTGTTCCGGTTGTTGCTAATAAATGGGATCGTTTATCCGCTACTGTTAACGCTGCCGGAACTACAACGTATTTTTATATTAATGAAGTTTTAGTTGCAACAATTAATACACAAGTGCCATTAGTAGGGATGAGATTTATTTTTAAGTTAGAGAAAACATTAGGAACAGTTTCTAGAACTACATCTATTGATTATATTTATTGGAATAAGGAAAGATAATATGGATTTTATTATCAAAAAAGCATTATCTCTTACTGAAGAAGAAAAAACACTTAGAGGTATTGTTGGTATTCCTGATAATTGGCCTATCGAAAAATATCAATATGTTGACACCATACCAGAAAATTTTGAGTTAATTTCCGAAGAAAATTTAAATTTACTAATTGCAAATAATCAAACAGATTATGATGCGTGGTTACAAAGTTTAAGACCTATTATTCAATTACCCGCACCAGCCCCAATGGCGGTTCAAACTCAGTTTGAACGAACTGATATTGTTTTAAAGGTCGGATGCCAAGAAGCAACATTTGATGAAAATGGATTTGCTGAAGTATCTATTAAAGTACCTGGAACACCAGGCACTGAAGACGGGCGTTACGTAGCTGGCGGGTATGCTTTTACTGATTCTTACACTTTTGGTGATAGAATAACTAAAATTCAAGTAGTAGATATTGATAATATTTTAGGGTATGGCGCTGAAACTGTTGTAAAAACATATCATGATCAAGATCTTATTGAAGGAGAACAGGGATGGTTTATGTGGCCTGCTCCTCAAGTTGGTGGTGAAATTGAAATTGATCCTATGGGGTATTATGGTTTCATTCCAGCCGGATTATACTTAGAAATTTACTTCCAACGTGCTGCTAGTGGAACTGCGACAAAAGTATATATTGACTATTATTGGGGTAAATCAAAATAATGGATATTCAAGTAGGTGATATTGTATTTTCTGGCAAAAGAAAAGCCGGGTTTTATTCTAAATCTGTTATGTTTTTTACAGAATCACGATGGTCACATTGTTTTTTTATTATGACCGATGTTGCTAATGAAAAAGCAGTTTTAGAAGCAGATTTAAAATGTCAAGTTGTCCCTTGGCAAAGAGAATATGAAATAAATGATAATGACTATTACGAAGTTTTTCGTCCAATTAAAGCTTCTGAAGAAGAAAAAATAAACTCCGCTAATAGAGTTTATCGTGAATATTCTGGTGAAGAATATGGGTTTCTTCAAATTCCTTGGTTTGTATGGGATTCTATTTGTAAGAAAATTGGATGGAGTTCAGGTAAAAATTGGTTTCCTAGCGGAGCTATTTGCTCAGAAGTTCAAGTCGATTATATTCAAGGATTAAATGTCGAATATGATGAAGCCTATAAAGACTACCAAGATTTAAACAGAGTAAGTCCAGAAGACAGTTATCAAATTGTAATTAATCGACCTGACTTATTTAAATTTGTAGGAAAGCGCCTTTAAATGGCTAAAATAATTACAAAAGCTGTTAATAAAAATAATTCAAATAATGGAACAATGTCCATTAAACACGTTAAATACGTGAAAAAACACAAGAATTTAAAAAAATATCTATTAGCTAGCATTTTAGTTAATATAATGAGTCTAAGTTATTTAATTTATTTAACAACTATAAAGTAGGAATTATGGAACCAACCTTTTTAACAAACCAACAAGTTATTATCAACGGTGATATGGGCAGTAATTTAGACTCTGGCACCATTGATATTGGCGAATATCCAGGATATTGTGTACATGCTATCTGGTCTGGCACCCCTGTGGGTAATATTACTATTGAAGGTTCTAATGTTGATAACTCTAATAGCTTTAAAGCGGTTGTAACTCAAGCTGCTGGCGGAGCTGCTGGTGTCCTACTTAGTAATCAAATCTCTCAACATTATAAATATTTACGTATTAAATATACAAAAACATCATCTACTGGCGTTTTAAATGTATATGTTTCAGCTAAAAGGGCTCAATAAATAAGCTATATGGCAAAAAAGTTTATTTTTAAGTCAATTCATAAGTCTAAATCTGGTGGTTTAACTGAGGCTGGTAGAAAAGCTTATAATAAAGCAACTGGATCTAATCTAAAACCACCTCAACCCCAAGGTGGGGCTAGACAAAAATCATTCTGTGCTCGTTCTAAGGGTCAACAAGAGATGCACCACATTGATTGTAAGAAAGACCCTGATAAACGTATTTGTAAAGCACGTAGACGTTGGAAGTGTTTAAATTAATATGGCTGCATATAATACATTTTCTGTTCTTAAACCTATGTTAAAAGATACTTACTCTAAAAAGGGTAAAAAACTTAAAGGCTTAAAGGGTCCTCCTTCGATGCCTAAAGCTGCTTTACCTGAACTACCAAAAATGAAGGGGATGAAATAATGGATCAGAGAGAATTTTTAAATAGAATGGCAGCAGCTGAGCGTGCTCGTCAAAGTGGCGGTCGTATAGAAGATGACCCAGAACTACGTAAATTCTATTTAGACCGTATTAGTCAAGAAGGTTGGAACCAACCAATTGAACCCCCTAAACCCGATCCTGAGCGTCAAGCTAATCAGCAAATTAAAAAAGCAGTTGAATCTAAAGATTTAACCGGTCTTGATAATGATTTAAATGACCGTTTAGGCATTAAACCTAAAGCTCCTGTTCTTCCTCAAAATATGAGCCCTGATATGGCCCGTAAAACAATTAATCCTGCAACTGGTCTCCCCTATTCGGTTGGCGCTTTTGATGATTCAGAGCAACAACGTCGAAATGAACAAGCCGAAATGCGTCTAAAGTACCTACAACGGCTATCCAATCAAGGTAAATAACAGTTTCGTTCCAAAAATAACGAAAATTCTACCCAATAATGGGCGAATTAACTAATAACCTACCATTTATGGCGGTTATAAGGAGTCATTATGAGTGAACAAGTAAACAGTGCTGCTCCAGTAGCAGCTGATGCCAACATGTCTTCAAGTGAAAACAATGAAATTTCACAAGAAAATCAAGAAGTTGATGCTTCTGCTGAAGAAAGTGCAGAAGACGGTGAAGAAAGTAGCGAAGAGTCTTCTGAAGAAGGCGAAAAATCAGCTAAAGCTGGTGAAGGTAAAGAAAAATCTAAGAAAAAAGCTGAAAAAGAGCTAGAACGTCGCATTAAGAAGCTAAAACTTAAGGTTGACGGTAAGGAAATTGAAGAAGAGCTTGATTTAGATGACGATGAACGTCTAATTCGTGAGCTTCAGATGGCTAAAATGGGCCAAAAGCGTGCCCAAGAGAAAGCTGACCTAGAAAAACAAGTACGTGCCTTCTTTGACGCTTTCCAAAAGGACCCATTTGCTGCAATGACTGAGCTTGGATTTCAGCCCGAGCAAGTTATTGATGAATATATTAATAAACAGCTTGAGCAAGCTAAAAAAACCCCAGAACAAATTGAAAAAGAGCGACTTGAAACTGAACTTCAGCGTCTAAAGTCTGAGCGTGAACGCGAAAAAGAAGAACTTCGTGCTAAAGAGCTAGAACGCCTTCAGCAACAAGAGTTTGAGCGTTATGATATGCTTATGGAACAGGCTTTAACTAAGAGCCAACTACCTAAAACCCCATATACCGTTAAAAAGATTGCGGATTATATGCTTGTAGCTCTTGAAGCCGGTAAAGATGTAAGCCCAGAAGACGTTATTCCTCTTGTGCAGGAAGAAATGAACAGCGATCTAAAGGAAATGTTTGCCTCCCTTCCTGAAGACACAATTGAAGCTCTACTTGGCGAACAAGTTCTTAATAAACTACGTAAGCGTCGCGTAGCTAAAGCTCAGGAAGCACAAAAGAATCTTCCTAAATCACAAATTCAAGATACAGGTAAGTCCGTAAAAGGTGAAGCAAAAACGAAAGAAAAGCTTTCCTATAAAGATTTATTTGGATTTTAACAACTATTATTGCACAGCTCTGTCTATGATTTGACTTCTGCGTTACCGGTCCGGGCGAAGAATATCATACTTAGAGTTAAAGCTGGCGATATGAAGAAACAAACAAAAACAATAACTTAAGAAAGGGGCTAAAATGCCTAATTTCTATGCTAAAAGTGAAGCGGTACAAAATGCACAATTAAAAGTGCAAGAACTTTGTCTCCGTCTTGCTATTACTGGTAATGCCACGCCAGCGAGTGTGGTTGTCTCTGTAGATGATCCTGCTGTTCTTTTTCTAAAGACACAAGGGGTTGATAAAATCAGTGCTGCACTTGATGCTGCTGATGGTTCACCTTCTTTTGTTGCACAAAATGACGGTAATGGTCTTTTTTCTGCAATGATCAAAGTAGGAGAGCCTATCGGCAAGGTTCTCTGTGCTCAACTTGTACGCCGTACTGCTCATGGTGTTGACACTGTAAAGCTAGCTGATAGTGATGGTATTACCGCTGCTGGTGATAAAATCGTTCTCGACTGCGATACTGGTGTTGATCTATCTGCTGCTAACCTCGATGCTTGCCTTATGGTTAAGTACGTGGTAGCTGAATAATTAATTCTTTAGAAAGGAAAATATAAAATGGCCGCTAATAATACATATGCTGGTTCTTTAAATGCGATGTTTAAATAAGTCTTGAACATCTGAGGTAAAGCCCTCCCTCTACGCATAGAGAGGAAAAGAACGTGAATTGCTGGAAGCCCTTATAGGGTAATCAGCAGCCAAGCTAGATAAAATGATTATCTAGAAGGTTCAGAGACTAGATTATACTTAGATTATCCTTATCGCTTAGCGAGTTGGAGATAAAAAAAATGATAAACAAGGACAAACGTAGCCTTATTTTATCTATGATTTTAGGTGATGGTTGCCTTCATTATGTTAAACGTAATGATAAATTATATGGTGCTATTACATTAGATCATGGAAATGAACAATCTGATTATATTGCATGGAAATGTAATATAGTTAAAAAGATTTTTGATAAAGAAATAAAATTACGTCCAGGTCATAATGGTAAATCAATACAATTTTCTGTTTGCTCTAAAAAATTAAGAGCTTGGAGAAAGTTTTGTTACCCAAATAACATAATGTCATGT